CATCAATGGGGTATTTTGAGTTTAAACAAATAAGCTCAACCCCACAACCACCTCAACCATCTAAGGTTGTAAATAACTTTAATCTTAGTAATGGTACAAAATTAAAAAGCATCAAAAAAGAAGAGCCTAAAAATAATGAAGAGGACTTTGATAAGTTTTTTGAAAACGGAAAAAGTGAAGGGAAAGATTTTGAAGAAATAATGATAGAAAGTGGAATCCAAAATATTTTAAGGCAGTCTCGTGGGGGGGGTGAAGATATGATGTAAAAGAAGAAAAAGTTCTTTCTTTTTTCTATACATTGTTTGGGGGGCTTTGAATACTTATTAATAAGCAAATAAGTTATTTTAAAATTATTTTACACTTAAAAAGAAAAACATCTATGGAATTATCAAGTAAAATACTCAGTGACATAACAGTATACATGAAGTATGCTAGGTTCAATCATGAATTAAATAGAAGAGAAACGTGGGAAGAGATTGTTACGAGAAACAAAGAAATGCACTTGAAAAAATTTCCTAATTTAAAGGAAGAAATTGATAATGTTTATCAATTAGTTTATGATAAAAAAGTTTTACCTTCAATGCGTAGTATGCAATTTGCAGGTAAGCCAATTGATATAGCACCTAATAGAATTTATAATTGTGCTTATATCCCAATGGATGATTGGAGATCATTTTCTGAGGTTATGTTCCTATTATTAGGAGGTACAGGTATGGGATTTTCAGTTCAAAAACATCATGTTGAAAAATTACCTGAAATAAGAAAACCTAATTTAAATAGAAAAAGAAGATATTTAATCAATGATTCAATTGAAGGTTGGGCTGATTCTGTTAAGTATTTAATGAAAACCTACTTTAATGGAGGTTCAAACATAGTATTTGATTATTCAGATATTAGACCTAAAGGAGCTCGTTTAATAACAGCAGGTGGTAAAGCACCAGGTCCTCAACCTTTAAAAGAATGCTTAATCAAAATTAGAGGTATTCTTGATCATAAAGAAAATGGTGAAAGACTAACACCAATTGAAGTACATGATATTGTATGTCATATTGCAGATGCAGTATTAAGTGGTGGAATTAGAAGAGCAGCTCTAATATCTTTATT